TCTCTCAAATACCAATGAACGGTTTTCTTTAGCAAGTTATTCAGATAATATACAGATTCCATGTGAAGGTATCTTTCAAAATCTACCAATTTATTATAGGCTAAAAACCTGTAAATTTCTTTTTCATTCATACCGCAACCTCTCCCTTTATAGCCGGATGGCAGTTATAATTTACTATCTTAATATCTTCATACTTAAAATCGAATATATTACGAACATTCGGGTTTAATTCCAATTTGGGAAGGGCGAACGGTTCTCTACTCAATTGTTCTTTCACCTGTTCAACGTGATTCAAATATATATGTCCGTCCCCGATAGTGTGAATGAATCTACGAGGCTTTAAGCCGCAAACCTGCGCTACCATAGACAGCAAGATAGAATAAGACGCAATGTTGAAAGGAACGCCTAAAAATAGGTCTGCGCTTCTTTGGTACAGTTTCAAGTCCAAATAACCGGACTCAGACACATAGAACTGAAAAAAGCAGTGACACGGAGGAAGTGCCATCATGTGTAGTTCTCCAACATTCCAAGCACTAACAATTATCCTTCTTGAATTCGGGTTGAACTTAATCATATATATAACTGACTCAATTTGATCTACTCTTAACTTGCTATTTATGCGCCAGTCACGCCATTGTTTACCGTATATGCGTCCAAGATCACCGGAAGGCTTTGCCCATTCGTCCCAAATATGAACGCCATTTTCATTTAGGTATTTTATATTAGTATCACCTTTCAACATCCAAAGGAGTTCATGTATAATTCCTTTCGTGAATACCTTCTTAGTTGTGACAAGAGGGAAACCGTCACGCAGATCATAAGATCGTTGCAAACCGAATAAGCTGATAGTTCCCGTTCCGGTTCGGTCTGATCTCTTTTCACCATAATTTAAAGTCTCTTTTAGTAAGTCTAAATACTGTTCCATTTTAAAATAAATTATTGTTAATATTTCCTTTGAATCTCTTTTCGAGTGCTTTCACCAACTGTTCACTCTTAAATTTATCTCCTTTTTGCTTTTTTGTTAATCTAACATTTTCCATAATTCTAATTTTTAATTGTTACTACTTTGTTTCTTTCTACACTGCAAATATAAACACATTATTTGAAAATTCAATTGAAACTTTGAGTTTTAACAATAGATTAACTATTTCAAACGAAACAAAAAAAGATAGCCCAATTGGGCTACCTTCTATATTGATATACTTTCAAACTTTATATTGTGGCTATTCATAAACTCAGCAAGCGCAAAAGCCTGCTTTCTCGTTACATGGACTTTAAAACCTCGTATATAAACTTCTTCTTCGTTCGTCTTTGGCTCGTTTTGGGGCTTAATTTCGGGCTTTTGTTGCTGAGGCGTGTTATCTGTCGCCTTCTGTTCAAACTGTCTATTTGCGGCTTGTATTGCAGCTTCTTTTAGGTGATTTCCATAATCGAACGACTTGTTATAATCGAGTGTAGACGTATATTTGTCGATAACCGGAATATAAAACGCCTCTCCCGAAAAATGCTCTTTCAGTCTGTTAAGATCATCGTCAACCGTTTTAAATAATTCGTCTATCTCCATTTTCACAACTGAAAGTGCTTTGGTCTTATTAAGCCACTCCGGACGGAAAGCAAAATCAAACAATATAAGGTTTTCATTGTGTTCCTCGAAATACTCCATTATTTGATCCAGTTTCTTTTGCTTCTCCTTTTCCTCCGTTTCCTTTATCTTACTATCTATTCGTGAAGAAGCTTCACCGATCAGCTTACAAGTTTCGTTAACAACATCCTTTAGTTCGTTGAATGGTTTCATCCAAGCCTTTTCCAGTTCTATACGGCTGTCGTTAAGTCCCTTTTTCGCCTTGTTTAAAGTGGCTCTATCGGCTTTTGCCACCTTTATATTATCATCGGTATACTCTATTGAGTTATACTCAGAAAGTTTCTGCTTAACAAGTTCGTGAATATCGTTCGCCTGCTTTATCATATCGGGAAGTCTTTTTCCCTCAGTCGATAGCTGTAATTGAGTTTCGTTTATCTCTTTCATATCATTCAATTCTAATTGATATTTTGTTGTTACATTCGGGTTTTACTAATAACGTACCTTTTGGACTACTAACTACTAAATTTCCCATTATATCGAACTCGATAGTATATTTTTGTCCTTTATCGTTATATACATCTAAACCGTATTTAGCTTCGAAACATGGAATCTTTTTCTCTTCTAATAGAACATTTACTTTCATACTTAATAACCCGGTTAACCGCCACCGGGTGAGGGTAAAATGAAACTTACTTTAATTCACGATAAACAACAACTGTTTCAATACCGTTTCTTGTGCACCAATATTGCAATATACCTTTATTTTTATTGTATGCAAACCTTTCGTTATTGCTACCTTCTATTGAATAAACGGTAAAGCCTAAATCATCACGTGACACCCTCGTTACCTTGTGATAACTAACATGTCCTGCGGAGAATACCCTAACACATTTATCTGATAAGTCCACATGTTCCCAAACATATGGTGATATAGATGTTGTAACCTCACCATTCACATAAACAGTTTGCCATTCCGGTACATCAATAGAATACTCTGTTTGATACACATTGTCGCTATCATCACTGCATGAAGTTACTACGAAGGTGAATACAAGCAACACAAAAACAATAATTAACGCTCTGAACAATTTTACTTCTTCTTTCATTTTGATTAAATTTTAAATTAAAAAATACTTATGGTTAATACTTTATTAGGTAAATTGAAAGAGTATTTAAACCCTTCGTTTGTTAGTACTGTATAAATAGCATCCAAAACCTCAGAACTATCGGTTGTTAACGTAACGTCCGATGAACGGTTGCCGTAATACGACATTTGAACAACTGCCATTTCTATACGCATTAAGTTGTATGAAACTTCCTTGTTAGTTAGGCAGTATCGGTTAAACGCTTTTTCCTTATCTGTCAGCATAGATGTTGAACCCGACTTATTAAACGATCGTATCATAATTCTAATTTTTTATTGTTAGCATACATGTGAACGGATAGAACCATCGGGATAGCATATTGTATACACAATACGAAGTTTAAACGGAAGATCAGCACGTGAAACACTCCAAAAGATTGATTTTCTTTCCGGATCATTCAATATTCTCGTTCTCTGAATAGCCGCTACAAGTTTCATAGCACTTTTTATTGTCTTAGCCTTGACAGTGCCTAATACGTTAATCTCTCCGGTCAAGCAATAAATAAATTCCTTTTCTTCCATAATTCTAAGTTTTATTGTTAGTAATTCGTTTCCTTTTGATGTTGCAAAGTTAAGGAGATATTTTAAATATCAAAGCATAAGTTTAATGTTTAACACGAATTTAACTTTTTAGGCGTGTTCGGATAAGGTAATAAAAAACCCCTCTACTTTCACAAGCGGAGGGGGAAAAATGTAATTATGACAAAACCCAATATATATAGTTAGTGAAAATGTTCTAATTAAAAACTGTCTATATTCGCATACCGACAGTTTAAGATAAAATGTGATACAAATCTTCTACAAACATAATTCTATGAAAACCAATAACCGCTGTTAATGGCGTTAGTAATAACTTCTACGCTGCAAATATACGGATATATTCCTCAGTGGCAAATACTTTAACGTGCATTAACCTTTTTAACATGGAATTATCACTTTATGATCGTAGTTACGTTAAAACCTGTTATCTCTGTATGTGGGTTTTTGCTCGTTACGATAAACTCCCTATACTTCACCTTCTTTAGTCGAAACCACAAAAACCGCTTTCTATGTTCTATATTAAGTATCTCCAAGCTATCACGGGTAACGGTTGTTCCGGCAAAAGTGCCGTTGCTATCTATGCAGCCGGATATATCAAGCCATTTAGATCGCATATTTACGCATTTTATTGTGTCGACAACCAAACTATCACGAATAATAATACTATCACGTAGAGAGCCGGAAAACTCGATTTCAGTTGATGTTTGAATGCTTGTATTACTCTTTAGGTCTTTGATACTTTGTTTCAAGTCCTTTATAGTGCTGTCTTTACCCTGCAATGTGTTCCGGTATTGACGCAATGTGAGGTTTAGTTCCTCCGCTTTCATGGCTGATTTGCCGGACTCTGTACGATACGCTACGTTTTGAGTAGTAAGTACACTTACATTCCTGTTCAGAATGCCGTTTTCTTCCCTCAGTTTTGCGTTATACCTCAAAAGGAATACAATTAGCAGGCAAAGGATAGAAAAGGCTGCTATGGCTGTTATTTTAGCTTTCATGTTATTCGATAGTTAAGTTAATACTTTCCCCTCTGTCATGGGCTTCTTTCATCTTTTCGTATAACTTAGTGAAAGCGGCTGTGCTATTTACAACCTGTCCCTTTACTTTGTTATATCCGGTCAACAAACAGCCTAAAGTATCCTCCGGCTTGTTACCTACGTGAATCAACACACCATCGAAGCCCTTAACGTTTTTGAGGCGTGGCAATTTGCCGTCACACACCTTTGCCCAACTACGATCTTTGAATTTAGGACTGACAGTATCCATGTCAATAGCATACGTTCCGGTGGGAATAGCCGTTTTGCCGTACTGCTTCACCTTCTTTATCTCTGATAATTCCATGCTATCGGAAAGTCCTCTATCGGTATCCTCCAACACATCGCACTCGTAAACACCGTTTACATACAATTTACTGATAGTATATAAACCACCTTTGAAAATTCTCTTTGATTTTAATTCCATGATCTAAATGTTTAAAGGGGGTATTATACCCCCTTGTGAATAACCTGTTTTTCTTTCTCTTCCTGCTCTTCAATAATCTTTGCAGCGTGCTCACCCATCAATCTCTTAAACTCAAAACGAATAATGTGATATATCAGTTTAAAGCCGTTGTTCTTCGGGTATGTGGTACAAAGATTCCTAAAGCCATTGCATAAGTAGACGTACATAAATACGTAGGTGATAGTCTTTGCGCACATTATTGCAGCGTCTTTATCTCCCATCTTAGTGACAGCCGAAAAGAGGACTACAATAATCATCATATATAGCAAAAACTCCTGTAAAGCCGATATGAATTTAAAGATCGTAAATCTCTGGATGCCTCTAACCGACACACTAACACCGTCTGCACGCATTCCGCAAATGATGTTAAACACAAACATGAACACAAGGGCGGTTATAAAACCGCTCGTAGGGGTGAGAAACGCAAGTATCGGACTAATTGCCGATACAAGCATTAACCTTAACTGTTCTTGTGTGACATTCATTATTCTACTGTTTTAGGTGCGGTTAACGCAAAGATGAAGTTTTGAAAGTCGTTCACATAGACGGATGTTTTAGTAGATAGAGGAAACTGGTTTGCCTCAAAGCGACCATCACGGATGGCAAGCGATCCGACCGGAACGTATTGTTCTTGCAGAATTGGACTACCGGAAGTTCCCGGCATTTCTACCATTTGTTTCTCTGACACATCAGCCGTACAGTGGGTAATGTTGTACTTGTCCGGCTCTGTCGATACCGTTGTTAATTGACCTACGTACTTGCCGTTTTCCGTCTCGAAATGGTAGTCCATCACTTTTGTCTCTTTCGTGTAAACTACTGACTTTAAATCAAAATCTAAACTTTTCTTTTCCATAATTTTATATTAATTGATTAATGTTTGGTACAAAGGTAAGCGGTAAGAAGGTATAAACCAACTTACCGCAAAAGTTAACTATTAAACAAAGCCGCAAATGTATACAGCAAAGTCACTATCTATCATTCCAGTATTAACGTCCATCAGTTTGACGGTAAACTGTGTCGTACTAACAATATCCTCTACACAAGCGTTTACCCATTTGGTAGCATTTAGAGCCATCACCATAGGAATAAAGCCCTGTGAATGAACTCCGGTAAACCGAACTGTATACCTTCCGGTAGATTGTTTTACGGCACTCACACCGATAGAGGGGTTTCCCCACTTTTGGCGTACTGCCGCTGCTGAGGAAATAGTACACGCAAAATGTACTCCGGGGGCTTTCCATTGTGTCGCACCCGCAAACTCGTATACGCCAAATTTACGGTAGGACTCTACACCTTGCATATAACAACGTCCGTTGCCTGTAACATTTACAGCGTAACCACCGGAATTGTGATCTATTCGAAGTCCTGAGCTACTTATCTCCATAAGGTTATTACTTAGCCGCATCTGCATCCCGGCTACCATACCATTAGCGGACAAAATACCGCTTTCTATTGTGAAGTTACCGATCTTTGCGCCATCCTGTATATTGATAGCCTTTCCGGTCAACACTCCCCCTGTGATAGTCATACCACCGATAACAGCCCCATCCGTCACAGTCAAGTTTCCGGTTGTGATTCTCTGAGCCGCAAAACCTCCGGCAACAACCTCACCAACTTCAATTGCATTTGCAGTAAGTTTCCCGTTCGCATTGATGGCGGCTGTCTGCTGTCCTGCGTTGTTTTGGAAAAGGACGTTATCAGACTTTAGCACGATTTTGCGGGACTGTATGTTTATTCCTGTCTCGACCAAACCGTTCTGCGTTGCGGTGACTCGACCGTCTGCCGCTTCTGCTTTGTTGTTGGCAGTTCCGGCAAGAGAGTTGGCAGCATTTGCGGTAGACTGTGCCGAACTTGCAGCACTACTTGCAGAACTTGCCGTAGATTTAGCGTCATTGGCAGTACCTTCAACAACACCAAGTTTAATACTTGTGGAGTCTAATTTAATTTCCGCCTGTCTGATTCTCTCAGTAGCGCTGTTTAAATCAGTCTGAGACGCCTTTAGCGATATACTACTCTCCAACTGAGTTATTTTAGTCTCGTATGTTGTTTTGTCAATCTGAGAGTTATCCCCGAAAACATCGTAAACGGTTGCATAAGCCAAATGCCACTCAACATTAGCTTTATCAACTATGTAGAAAAAGCCACTACTACTCAATGTTCCGGAAGTTCCACACTTAATAAGATAGTAATATTCTTCCCACTTGTCTGTACCAACATTGCTTGTTAACCATTCGCGTGTACTACCGTCTCCAATAGCATTGGTTGTAAATTCTAAAATTCGACCTTTAGGTATTGCAGCGACTAACTTATACAAGAACATAGCTCCGTATCTTGCTTGGTTACCGAAATAAAAACCTCCTGCACCTGGGTTAGTATCACCCATTGAAAGATTAGTATTAATTGTGCAAGAATATCCGGTATTATTAGGAACTCCTGCTATACTTGACCTATGTATCTTAACGCCTTCCGTTCCTGCATTATTATATACTTTTATGTTGTTCAACCCTTTAGAGAAACAAACGTCACTGTGTTCGGGCAACATTCTTCCGGTAGACAAATATCTTGCTATCCTCTGCGCCTTACTTATACCTTCTTCGTACGTAGTTGACGATACCTTTAATTCTATCTTTTTTTCTACTATATCAATCTGAGATTTGGTATATTCAATAGATGAATTTACCCCATCTTCCGGCGCAGGTTTCCATCCGGTAGCTGTGTCACCGATTTCAATCTGAGGGTTACATATTTTCATCGTAGTACCGTCACCGACTTGAATATAGAAACCTACACCAATATTCTGAGCGTTAACAATATCATTCGGAACGGTAATAGTATGAACAAATCTACCTGTATCAGCTTTTAAAGAAGTAGAATCGAAGTACTTCCACGCACCGATATAGTAATAGTTTGATGTACCATCCTTTAATACACCTTCTTCCAGCCCTATACGACTATTTCGACCTAAAACAAGGTTGCTATATTCATAATCAAAAGACAAAGTAACTTTCTTTCCCCTTAAATCACGCCAATACTTAGACATGTTTATACGAAGATGATTCTCTACGCCAGTAATACATACACCCGATTTTAAACAGAGATTAGCACCACCTATGACACGCTTATTTAATTCTGTTGTTACAGATAGAGAAATCTTACCGTCTACCGCCAAGATTTGCGTATCAGTGTACTTAACAGATTGATACAACTGATCTTCGGGGGCTGGGCTCCAGGTTACAGGAGTGTTGGTTTTAAATACGCCAATACGCAAATAAGTAGATACAGAAGTACCATAAGAGCCTAATATATACTTAATAGCCTTTGATGTAAGGATGAAATTGTTTTCTATGCTGTCATTAAATACCGACATGTCCTCGCTTGTTCCATCAGTGTATACGATCCGCAAAAAGATACTTCTTGTGCCATTAGGAATTGTACTCGATGGAACAGAATGATCTATAAACACATAATACCTTTTTTGAGAGTCATAGGTCAAACCGAACATATCCTTATTAGCTACAAATGATTCCTTGTGCAATACCGATGGTAGCATTAATATTGTTCCATCATCGTCATAACGTGAAGCATAAGTAAATCCCGCATCAGTAATACGCTTAAAAGAACATAGGTTTTTTAGCCCTACGTTTTTCTCGCTTGCAGATGGTACCCAATTTGCAACACCCAAATTCCCATCGGTTAAAACAGCCCAATGTACTTTTGAACCGAAAGTTCCGTTCGGAAATTGAAAGAAAGACAAATCTTCACCCGGCTTATATCCTTTCATGGTCACTTTTGTGCTTTCTACAACTCTTTCTCCCTTAGTTGTGAGATTTGCTATCATGTTTGTACCAGCATTAGAGTAAACACCTATATTGGTATTACCACTCCCAATAGTGTAGCATACGGTCAAAGTGTATTCCTTCCCGTCTATAACTGGTGTATCATAGTTATATGCGGCAAATCTATAAGAGTTATTTGCTTTTTCTTCATACGAACCCTTCAACAAGTTAACATCAGCCGTTTTCATACTCCGTACAGCAAGTTCGATCTTACCGGGTATCGCTGTGATCTCCGTATCTAAATACTCCTTTATCTTTTTGTCAGCTTCATCTACGTAGCTCTTTGCAGCGTTCGCAATAGCGTTCAACGCTCCGTTTCTCCGATCGTAGTATATCGCTTGCGTCTTTGCAAGTTCCGGACGCACTGCAATATCTTCCGGCTGTTGGGCTGAATGGTATCTAAGTTCATTTAAATAATCTTCATAAGCCTTGGTATATTCAGTAACGGATACACCGTATTTGTCAGCGTTATTTTTTATCTGCAAAAACTCTGCCTGTATGCGCTTTCCTTCATCAATCAAAGCGGGCTTTTCAGTAGGAGATATAAAACCATCGTCAGCCCATTTATTAAGCCGATCTTTCGCCTCCTGCGCTGTCTGTTGTGCTCTCTCCGCCTCTGTTGTTGCGTTGACTGCATCTTGCTTCGCTTGGTTTACTTCATCCTCAACTGACTTGCCGTTTCTCAGCAAGAATATACCACGAAGAAAAGCGTTATCGCAATACAAGCCGCTACCGGATGGCTGTTGTCCTTCCGGAAACGCAGAGTCCTGTATGTTACTTAAATCGCCAAGACGTGTCCTATTCGTACCGGATAACGATTTTGTTTTAACTCCGTTCAATATCTCTATGTACGGGTGTCCGCTTTCCTGCGCTGTGATATAGATTAACGCCTGCCTTTGTGCGTTCTGCGTGTTACCCATCTGTACCACTTCATCGCCTTTTTCCGGCTTATTTCCGGCTGTAAATTCGGACTTTTTCACAGTAATAGAGTTGCCGGAAACGCTTGAAACCTCGACCCAATAGAATTTGGTTTTGCTTCCCGTCCAAACTTGACACCGAACTAAATCGTTAGGCTGGAACGTTTCCCCTTCTTCCTCCATTGTGATAACGTAGTTCGTTTCATCTTCCGACACGCTTTTAATCTTTCCGTTCGACTGAGACACGACCAATGCACCGTTAACGCTCCTTATCTTTTGGATAAGTAGCTCAAATATATTCATAGTCTGTCTTACTGTCAAATTGTCACATTCTATATGCCAATTGCCATTCTCGACCCATATTTTAAAACCCTCTCCAAGAAAACCAGAAACGAACGTAGGGGATGATAGGAACTGTTGGATAATTGCAGAAAGGTACTGCAATTGACCTTCTTTGGTGATCTTTCCGGTATCATTTCCGGTATACACATCTTGCTGCAAGCGGGAAACTCCCCTCGCATTAAGCGCATTTAAAGCCGTATCACCTTGTTTGTTTACGGTGAAGGCTGTTTTATTAACAGTTACATAATCTTCCGAATCAAGCGATTTAACTTTGGTTACACGTGCGTTTAGCCCTTGAACCTCCGCATCTCCTACTGCGTTGATAGAAGCGGCAGAACCAGTTATGCCCTCACCGAACGTTGCGCCTCCACGAAGGTGTAACAAAAAGTCTGTTGCATCTTCATGGGTTTTAGAAATGTAGTCCTGCAACATTCGATATAAGTTAAACTTTCTCGCCTCACCTGTACCCAAATCAACGGCAATAGTTGTATTTTCATCTATCAAGTCAATAGGGGATAACTCCCGTATCAATTTACCCTTGACTACTGGCTCTGTTTCCCGATACTCTTTGTAATACAGCCCTACGGTATCGGGAGAGAACATTATAGGTGTATCAATGTTCGCTAATAGGGCATTATAAAAAGACGCTTTATCTCGTCTATTGAAAGAAGGGAGTTTTTGTATGATTGAGTCCGTCTCAAACTGGCAGTCAACAGCAGCCAAATATAATTGTTCCTGCCAATCAACATCAAACTCGAAGTTGAGAGCGTTGTAATATTCGCCATCGTGCGAAATTCGGATATAGTCAGATAGGCGAATCAGTCGCATAGCGTCACAAATAAACTCCGGTGCAACGAATGTAAAGGCGTACACCTTCGTAGACGTTTGCAGTTCCAAAAACTTGTATCCGGCACGTTTGGTTAGCTCTTCTTCAAACTCGTATTTAGGTTTGCAGATCGTTGCAGGAACATACATCTGATACCGGAAGTCATTGTTCGCACCCGTTGTAATAAAGCCACCCGGATATGCGATCTTTTCATCGTTCCAATACTCAATCAACAGATATTTGCTACTTGTTTCTATGCCGGGTATAACGCAAAAAGGAGTCGAAATATATACTTCATCACCGATTGAAAAACGTGCTCTATACGTCCCCTGAGGCAAAGCCTCCCTAAACGAGTTCTTGCCGGGTGACACGTACAATACACCGCCATGTTCGGGCATTACATCAAAGCTAACATATACACCCGACTTTTTCGACTCTCCCGTCTCTTCGTTGATTACCTCAACCTCAATCGTATTGGGATCAAAGACGGGTATGTTCAACTCTGTAAACTGGAAAGGTGTTAGCGTATTTGCACTTGCGGGGATAGCGTAATTCTTCCCGAAAGCGTACCATTTTTCGTATGTGGCTTTAGATTCTTTCTTTCTAAACGCCAAAGGACTAAAGTTGTTATGTACTTCCATTTTGATAAAAAAATTGATTATAGGCACAAAGATAGCAATTTAAAAGAAAACACCCCCTATCATAAGGGGGTGTAAGATAAAGATACGGTTATTTGGCGAGTTGTTAGATCCTCAGTCATAGTTATCGGTTTCCCGTTGCCTATATCCGTTGTTATCAGTTGCACGGGGTTTGGTGTGGTGTCGTATGTGAAAGATAAATCTTGCGTCATACTCCGCTTTATTCCTCTCACTCTTATCGTCTGATCGCCTCCGTGTTCAATCTCTGAGGCTGGCATATCGTGCATGTAGTATTTAACGAGGTGCAAGAACGACATGTAGCCGTTTTGGGGGTTTACGGTGTACTTCTTATTGTTCTTGTCCACCAAATTGAATGTAACGAACGGAAGTTTCCATTTTCCGCCCACCTGTGTAGCCCCCAACAACGCAAAACCATCCTGTGAAAAGTCACCCGGTGATAGTAGCATATAATCTACATCGGACGAAAAGTTAGATACCCTTACTTCTTCTTTCTTTCCCTCCTGCACGTAGTTTGATTTAACGTCAATCGGAAAACCTGCAAACGTATTTGTGGTATCGTCCATCCAAGAAAATTCAAAGCGTGAAGGCAGATCGGTTTTATCATATTTGACCGTGTTAGTTTTCCACGTCATTAACTGACCCGATTTTGCATATCTAAGCTTTGTTAAGTCTATGCCGACCGTCCCGCTACCGGTATAACTTCCGCCATTCATGAAGTAAGAAATATGTTCTATCCTAAACTTATCGCCATCTATAAACCAATATAGTTTCATCGTGTCACGCAACATCTTCATTATATCGCTGAGGGTTGTTTCCGCCTTCTTTGCCGGACGGTCATACTCACCCTTTAGGATGTTGCTTTTCTGTGTGATGAACACCTTAAAAGGTGCACCGGAAATAGGGTTATTGGCAGCATACAAAAACTTACTATATTCTTCCGTAGCTTCGTGCGTCAAAGTGGGATCAATTTGCTTAATAAGCGCCCTAATAGCGTCCTGTATGGCGAACGAGTCCCTTAAAACATACTCCTTTCTCGCTCTTTCCTCCAATGGCGCATAGGACAAATCAAACTCGAACCAAATCGACATATTCCCCCATCGTGAACGGCATACCGGATACAGCTTTCCAGTACCCGCCACAACCGGAACGAAGTTATCGGTAAAATACTTGCCTTCATCATTTACACCGTACTCTGTCGGCTCGTTCTGAACCTTCGTAGACGTATAAAAGTAGTTCCCCTTTAATGGTGCGGCATACATATAGTTGCTATTGGTAGGGTAAACGTCCTCTGATGATAGTTTCCCGGTAGGTTTACCGTCCAACTCCGGAAGGTTAAGCAACATTCTTTGAAATAGCTTCTGCAAAAGAACAGTGTTTCCGCCAAACTTTTGAGGAAGTGTCGGATCATCTACTATTCTTGTGAATGTTATTTCAGAAACGTCTATGTAGTAGTAACTTTTATCGCTCCAATTGATTTTATCTGATCGGTACAATATAGTTCCCTCTTTATTTTCCAAGTGAAGGAAACCAATATTTAAACCTTCGCTTAGAGTCCATTTTATTGAGAAATTGCCATCCAATTTAGTGTACGTTCCATTCGTTCCGTAGTACTTCCCGTTAAAGAACTGATAAGGCACTGCCTTTACCTCTATTTCGTTGTATGCAGCGAAGAAGGCAAAGAAATTCTTATCCGTTAGCTCCTTGTTATCCGTTACAACGTTGAAAACCTCAGTTTCGTAGTGAGTTCCTGCAAGGTAGTTCGATATTGTAGATGCACCCGCAATGTAAACTTGCACAATCGGACGCTTTGAGACTCCTATTTGCGACAAAGCAGGTGCAAGCTTAATAAGATCGTATTTGTTCTCAATACCCTTCATTATATCGGTATATTCATCTCGTGGGCTTATCTTGACTTTGCACGTACGGTTATCGCTGTCTATCTCACAATCTGTCTTACTGAAATAGCCCTCAAATATAACTTGATACTGCGTTGATAGTTGCCCTTTGTCCTTCTGTTCTATCTGCAAGTACAAAATATCTTCGATACTCGCATTTTTAACAAGAAGGTAGTCCGCCCCGATCAGTGTTAAACTCCCCTCTATCGACTCTCTGAAAAACTCCTGTTGATTCTCTTTGCCAAACTTCCGTTTTAGCTCTGAATAGTGGGGATGTATTTCTACACCCCCCAATTTAAACCGCAAATCTTTAACGTTCATTATGATTTAATTATTCGTTTAATATTTCCCCTTACCTCAATTATCGTACCGTCCGCACCTGTGATGTACTTAACACGTCCCTGCTCTTTGATTGATTTCAAATCTTTCTCTACCTTAGACAAATCAACCGTTGAACCTTGCATGATATTCGTTACTTCATCGCTACCGGAATAGGCGTTTAAGTACTTCTGTTCAAAAGTACCTTTATTCAGTGAATTAATCAAGTCCGGAACGAGTTTTTTGTATTTCTGAGATGAACGTTTGTTCACTACTGCGAAGTATTCACCACGTTCTACCCGTCTACGCTTACCGTCCTTAGTCGTACCTAAATCTACATCGTTTCCGGATGCGTGCGAACCTCCGTAATCAATCATTTCTACCGTACCGTCCCCGTATTCCTCTGTGTCCTGCGAGGCTTTAGATAGCTGTGAGGCTTTTATCTTAGCAAAAGCAAATGATCCCCACATCAACGCAATAGCCGGAATTGCTGCCAAACCTAAATCTTTCCATAGGTTAGCGGTTGCGGTTACCAAAGAACTTGCCTGCATAAGTGTATCTATGCGTTCTTGCTGCTTCTGCGCCTTCTTCTTATCCCTCAGCGCTTTTTCCTGTTGTTTGCGTGCAAAATCAAGCTCTTTTTGTGCGGTTGCTACGTTGTTGGCGTATCCGTTCGCCCTCGCTTGTATCTCAGCGTCCAAAACCTTTTGTCGGGCTGACACTTCCTTTTCGGCTGCTTGAACTGCCACTTCTGCCGCCTCTACCCTTGCCTGCGCAACACTCTTTAGGTTCTCTATGGCGAACTCCGAAGCCTCTAATATGGAGTCTTTAAACTGCTCCGCACGCTCTGCGCCAGACTTACCATCTTTAGCGCTAAATGCGTCACCGAAAACAAGATCAAACAGATTGCCAAATACGCCTTGATTGCTGTCCCATCCGGAAGTATCACGCTTAATTGCATTGTCTATTCCCTTAATGGTATCCTCTACCGTCTTTACGTTGTATCCCGTGATTTGCTCTCCGTACTGCTTTGTTAACTCTAATATTTGCTCCCACTTTTCACGCTCCAACTTTAACCGGAAACGGCTCTGTTCTTTCTCCGAACGCTGCACGATATTAAAGGCTGCACTTTCCGCCTGCTGCTGCTGATTAAGTCGGAACACCGACCGATCAATAATACGTTTATCTTGATTGTCCGTGAAGTCCTTTTGCAGTTGGATAGATGCAAGCTGATACGACCTTTGCAGAATAAGCAAACGTTCATTCTTCACCTGTTCGCTATCGGTTGACTGTTTAATACGCAATTCGTCCTGCGCTCTTTCGTTTTCGAGTAACTGCACTTGTATTAATAGCTCGTCAGCCGTGCCACGTCTAACAGCCTTTAGGCGTTCACTCAATCGGTCATGCGTGATTTGCAGATCCTCTACCTTCCAATCGTTTTGCAGTTTCTCCAAATCTCTACGCAATTTTGCTTCGATATTGTATACGGTATCAGCATACAACTGCGTAGCTCTTTGTTTCTCTGTTGTGCTCTCCTTTAGCTTTTTCAGTTCGTCAGCCGTTGCCTTTTTACGTTCTTCCTGCTCTTTCAAACGGGAATCAATAATAAGTGCTATACGGCTATTTTCATACTCAGCTTGTAGGTCAAAGTCCTTCTTTGTCCTTTCCTTCGTCTTACCTCCTTTGTCCCCTGCAAGAAGATCGGGAATAACCACCCTTTTAGCAAGTTCCTCACTTGACTTATTGATAACTGCTATTTGTTCGTCATAGCTCTTTGCCTCCTTTTTGGCGGTATTCCATGCGGACGCTTGCCCTTGCAAAGCCGCTTCCAAAGCCACCGCACCAACACCGATACCCTTAGACGAACGTTTAAGTTCCTCGATCTCCTTTTGTTGCTTTTGGTAAGTCTTTCTACCTTCCTCTAATACTTGGTTCTTTTTTTCTTCGAGGTCAATAACTTCCTTGGCGTTCTTTTGTATCCTTTCCTCGTAGGCACGTGCCATTGCGACCGATAGAATGTGTTTTGCAAGTTCCTTGTATTCCTTTGATGCGTTTCCCGTCATAATAGCTTCATCTGATAGGTTTTTAAGGTACTCCGGATACTCTTTCTTTAGCTCCTTAACAGCTTTCAAACGCTCGTTTTGGCTGCGTGTGGAATCGGTAGCCGCTTTATACAGGATATTCAACCTCACAGACTCGTTTACGGCACTCTTTCCAGCCTCTAACATGGAATCTTTCAAGTCGGTAGTAGACCTTTTCAATTGATCTACTGTTGTTTTACCTTTGAATAGGCTACCTATCCAGTTGGTTATATCCTTACCCCAAATAGAAAAGGCGGTCAATATCAACACCATCACGGTATTAAACGAGAACAGAGATTTAACCAGCTTCCCGGTTATACTTACCTGTGCTTCCCCTGCTTTCGCTGCCGCCTCGTTTGCTGCACGCAGCTTCTGTATTTCGTCTATAACCATCGGGATGTTATTAGAAATAGCAAGGAAGAACGTGTTTGCGCTGATCGCCAAAGAAGGAAGTTCACGTGCCACCTGTGACACAGAGAAGCCCAAACCATCGAACGCCTGTTTGTAGTTACCTACGCTTAACGTGTGCTTTCCCGTGCTCTTTTGATACTTATCCATCGCTGCGTAAATCTCCGCAGTCTCTTTAACAAGCTTCTTCCCCGCCTCCGTATTCTCCAAATAAGCCTGCGAAAGATTGTTCATCTTTATTTTGTTTAGCTCGTATTGTGCCGACAAAGCGTTATAGCTTCCGGCCATACTATTAGCTAACTTAGCTTGCAGTTTATTCAGATAGTTTTGATCGGCTGTCTGTTTCTTCAATACTGCGATTTCCTGCGCTGTCTCTGTAAGTGCCAATTTCAATTGTATCTCAGCGTTCGCCAATGATCGCACTTGTTTTTCGTAGGCGTCTATCTTTTTGCGCCCTTCCTCCGTTGCGCCTCCACCTTCTGAAATAGGCTTTTGCAGACCTTTTGCGCCTTCCTCGATACGCTTTAACATAGCGTCATATATCTTTTGCAGTCCTTCCAACTGCGTAATAGCGTCCTTTATACTGCTGTCCGGCTGTATAAGATCGCTATACTTTATTCCCTTTACTTCGTTCGCCATTTGATTTAAATTTATTTGTTCTTACTCCTTTTTGCCTGTCTCTTAATCATCTCGAAAGCGGTGTAAAACTCAGACACCGACATTTCACGTGCATTTATGTGCATATTCTGCGTGATAACCAAGCACATTTCTTGAAACTCCTTATCCGTTTTTATTTCGACCGAATCAGTCCCGTAGAATATTCGAGGCGGGAAGAAGGTTAGTAACTTATCCTCTATTTCCTTCACCGCCTCACTGTTATCTACGTTATCGACAATGCTGTCTAACTTTGCCTTTATCAGCGACAATTTAATATCGTAATACTCTTTAATCAGAGGATCGTCCGACATCCTCGGGAAGTATACCGATACTTCCGCCTCTATTTTTTTTTTGACCTTCTGAAACGGTTCAGAAAGTTCGTTAATAGTTGCATCGCTGAGACTGTCAAATATCGCCTTTAGATCAGAGTCGGACGCATTAACCGGATATTCCACGCCATCGACCGATTTAACGAAGGCGGCAAAAGCCATCATTCCAGGATGTACGCCATTCGACGCCATATTGAAACACTGCCTTAGATTCATTAGCTCGTTATACGTATGTTCCGGCTGTGTCCTGCAATAGACAATAGCACGTTGCAAATGCGTATCGAGTTCCTCAATAGTGCTACCGACTCCCGACTCAATCAGCATAAGACGGTTGAACTTTTGGTAACGGACGATAGGCATTTCGTCAATACCTTCATATACCGTTACCGTGTGATTCCCTACCTTAATCGTGTTCATTAGTCACCTCCTTTTCTACTGGTTCGTACAACATGGCAAACATTTCTTCATCGACTGAGTAAGTAACTTTTTCGCCAAGAACGATACAATCGTTATCAAACACCCGAAAAGTGTTGCCGTTTATTCGTGCCATCATTACGCCATCCATTGCGGAAAGTAGTTCAAAACTTGGCAATAGCTGCGCTAATTCGTGAACATCACCGTTAAACTTAACCGCCTTCACGATCTCGAAAGGCGGGATAGTTGATACATAATTTCTAATCTCCATAATCATTAAATTAAAATTCTACAAATAGGTGTTGCAAAGATCGGTGTAAGGATGAAAATAGGGCTTAGCGTTCCGATCGACACAATCACCGAACAAATTACACACGCCCAAAACGATAGACAGAAATCGCAGTTGGTTAGCTCGTTAATCAGTGATCTATCACCATACCACCGGAACACCTTAGATAACCAAGCGTCACCGAACACTGACATCCGTTCAATTACACCAGTCTTTCGGGCAAAGTTAACACAAAATGCCGCTACAAACGATACAAGTAGCACGCAAGAAAGAAAATAATTATAAATCTCCATAATTCAAATATTAGTTTGTACAAAAGTATGAATAAAAAGCAATTTTGCAAAGATATTGATTATTAAAACGTTAGTCTCAGAGGCCCAGGAGGCGGATAAAAACGAAATGTTTATAAATAAGAAAAGGGGTCAAAAGACCCCTAACCTACATGCTTTCTGTACAAAACGAACGCCTCCACAATCTCCGGAATAACTTTAAGAGAGCCAACGATAAGCCGCCTTTTGATCATAGACGAAACAATGATAAGGTTATCATCCTCATACCGAATATACCCCATATTTTCAGCCCACGTTATAAAATCAAAAGCTTCATGTTCAAACAACAAAGAGCCTAAAGGAAGGTATATTTTGCAGTCAATAGGAGGATCGTAGCTACTATCCTTACTTTTCTCACAAATATCTAAAAGAATCTTTAGTTTCTCCTTTTCATCGTGATCTATCATACTGGCTATATATTCGCCCAACCTTTCGGAGTTACTCACATCTTTGCGGTAGTCCTCCCAGTCCTTTGTATTATTACACATCCTTCCCACTGTTTAAATAGACATACAACAATGAAGGGTGAACGGACGCATTACCGTTTTTATCCAAGCTAATTAAATCGTTTTTTGAAACGTATTTATACGTAGCGCATGTATGCCCAACGATGGTAATTTCTTCATCTTTCTTTTCCAAAAATCCACAGTCAGCACACCACTCTAAAAAGGCGTGAGGAAAGATTAAACAACCGTCTACATCAATCAAATCACAACCTTCTAACGTAGACATGATTTCTTTTTCATCTGCTGCACTTTCTTTCTCAACACGTCTAATTGTATCATCAATTTGCTCTCTTAGCTCAGAGAGCATTAAAACAACTTCTTTGTTCATAAGTCAACACATTTAAATTAATACTTTAACTTTTAAAACTCTGTAACATTTCGTTTGAATTTCTCCTTTACTACCTTGAACACTAAACAATCTAATGTTCTTTCACTAAAGCACAGATATGCTTTACACATGCTTTCTAAATCTCCCTTTCGGAAGGCACATCCGTTGCATGAAATGGTATCCCGTGGTATTGCTTGAATTGCTACTTCGTTTGCTGTGATCGGATGTACTACTTTGAACACCTCAAAATCTCTCACTTTCTTTTGATTCATTCTGATACCTCCGCTAATGGTTTATAATAGACATCGTTTTTATTTGTATCTCTGAAATAAGCTACGCACTTGTTCGCTACGCAACATTCCATACGTTCGAAGTGGTTTTGCTTAAATGCACAGTCGTAGCAAATTTCTTTTGTATATCCTTCATCTTCTACTTTTGCAAGTATGAATTTTCCCGGCTCTCTCTCTTTCGGTATTTTCAGTAGATCGCCTATAATATATTCCGTTTCTTTGTGGTGTTCCTCGAACGGTCTAAAATAAAAATCTCCTGCGGTGCAATCCATTTGTACACATGTGTCCCAAGGTGCATTTTGAAACCAACACGAATAACAACATTCAGCGCAATTTTTGTTAGTCGTTTTTTCTACGAGCAAATATACGCCTTCCCTCGCCTTTAGTATATCGCCCTCCTTGTATTCTTCACCGAGTTTAAAGTCGATCACTTCTTTCATAATAGTTCTCCTTTCTCGTTACTACGCATTCTCTCCCTTTTTACTTCTTGGAAACTTACACTATCTTTTGTTTCACGCTCCCTCTCGCTACATTTAACGTATGAACAGATGTGCAAACTGTTTTCTCCGAAAAAGCAATTCTCACACATGTCGTTTCTTTTATCCTCAACACACCTTATTGTAACTTTATCCCCTTTTGGCGTTAATATCTCCATTTCCTCGCCTACCTTTAGGTCAATCGGAATCATTGATAAATCTAATTTCTTCATAACTTCACTTGTTTATACGTTTGACATTTTCCCGTAGACATGTCGACACATCGCATAAGTGGACATATCTTCCTAAACTCCTTTTGTCTGAATAAGCACTCCCGACATGATATTACATTGTTTCCTTCCATTGCTTGAACTCTGATAACTTCGCCTGTTATCGGGTGATCTATCGTGAAGGTATCATATAGTTCTACGCTTTTAAATTTCTCCATTTCTCACCCTCCTAAAAGTTAATTGACTTCCTCTGTTAAGGCAGTTTATTTGCATACACAAGTCTTTTAATTCGCCTTGAAAAAATACGCAATTCTTGCAACCGCTATTGTCTTTCAATAATACCGCCTCTACCTTCCGGTCTATTCCCTTTCCCGGAACTTCTGCAAAAAATACTTCCCCCTCTTTCGGTACGAATCTATTTCTATCCGACAAAGATATTCTATTCATTTTTTTAACCTCCTTAGTTCTCTTTCTTTCTATTAGTTTAAACATAACATTATCTTCACGTGTAAGTTTAGAACATGCCACAAAATCACCGCAATCACCTCCTACCTTTGTTGCATCATTGAAAGCACATGACTCACATCTCCCGTTTTCGTCCGGTATAGTTTCCGCTACCGTGGTATATATATCTCCTATTACGGTTATAATCTCACCAACCTTTGGTTTTAATATCCTATTTCTTATATCTACTTTCAACATATATTTTAATATTGTGCCGGGATATTATCCCGGCTGTTATTGTTATACTGATTTCAAACCATTGCGTGAAATACTTTCTTTTAAGTCTCTGTAACGGATAGATGATTTTTTAAGTCTCTGTCTTAGCTTCTTGATTCTTTCATTCAAAGACTCTCTAATTTTACGAGTTTCTTGCAAGAGTGAAGCGTTTGCAATCTCTAAGTATTTTTTATCTCTCGAAAGATCAAATACTTGTTTTTGTAATTCTCTCTCAGAACCAAGCAATGATTTTTTACGTCTCTCCAAATCTTCACATCTCTTTTTCAAATTTGAATAGCTTACCGCAATATCCGCTTCTGAACAAATAGAATCAACCGTTCTTTTTGCCATTTTCGAATTAGCATATTTAAGCTGTTTGTTTTCGTCTTTTAGTTTTTCTACTGCCTGTTCTTGCTTTTTCAGTTCGCCACGAAGCCAAACGACTTCTTTATATCTACCGTCTGAAAGTTCTTCCACTCTCTTTAATTCTACCTCCTTGTCTGCAAGTTTGCAAATAAGGCTTTTTTCACTTTGCATCAAAGATTGGTTTTTATCAGAAAGTTTAGCTATTTGATTGCTTAAATCACGATTTAAAAGTTCTCTTTGCCGTGCAAGCTCGTTTATTTGTTCTATTAGTTCATCCCTCTTTATATCCTTACATAAGAACTTATTTTTCAAGTCGCTAAAGTTTGCACACCCTGTTGCTGTTAACAACTCTTCTCTTCTTGATTCTAAGTCCTGTATTTTGCACATCATTTCACTTTCTAAACGATCTCTTTGTATTGCAAGCTCTTTCCTTTTGCGTGATTCTTCATCATACATCTTTTTAAAAGAAACGCCAAGTTCAAACTTGCTTATTACTTCGTTCACGTTCGAACATCCTGTTCGTTTTAAAAGCTCCTGTATCGCAACCGTATTCCTTCTTGCTTTTTCCAACACGCTTGCGATGGTAGGCGCTTCCGTTTTATCCTCTTCTACCTTCTTTAAATAATCGGGTATACCGTTAGACACCGCTTGTTTGAATACCTCTCCACTAAACACCGCATTACGTACGTGAATATCTCCGGATTCCGGTGAAAATACGTCAGTACCAAATATCGACCTAATATTCACATCATCAAAAATTCTTCTTACTACTGCATTATTAGAATCAACCAAAGCAAGTATCAGCTTTTTAGATACCTCTTCCGAGAGTTTTGAAACACCTTCTTTTCTTTCCAGTTCCTTAACTCTGTTTGCTAAATTCTCAATTCTTTCTCTGTAAAACATACCTTTAAAATTTGTGTGGTTTCCCACGGTTATTATATCACTTTTAAGTCTCTCAAAATATACGTGGCTCTTTCGTTGCCGTTTTCGGCTGCTTTAACAAAAACTTCATAATATGATAGTTTGTTTCCTCCGTAAATGCCTGCACTACGCAATAGGGATAATATTTTGGAGTGGCTTATCTTTTGTCCTTTATAAATGTAAGTAGTCATATTTTTAATTTTTATGTGGGGTATTACCCCCACTTGTTTTACTTTCCAATAACTGTTATAAATTCACATTTCGCCCAAAGAGAAAGGTCATTGCTTTCCATATACTTTTTATTATTAGCTTCAATCTCTTTTGCTTTTTGTTCGCTTATCTCTTTTCCGTTTACAAAATATCTTTTCATAACTTTGAGTTTTAATTGTTAGTAATTTGTTTCCTTTTGACACTGCAAATATAAGGGCTTAATTTGATATTACAAGCGAAACTTTAAGTTTTAACATGTATTTAACACAAAAAAAAGGGGGGGGGGAAACTCCCCCTTTAATAACACCCTTCTTCGCAATGAATATCACACTCAAACCGCAAACACGCATAGGGATAAACGTAGTATTGATTATCCGTCTTTTGAATAGAAAACTCCTTGTATACGTTGTTGGCGTCGTGGAATATCTTTCTCACCTGTATATCACCGGATGGCAGATAAAGTTCATGCGTTAATGCTCTTAGTATTTCGGACTTTACAAACTCCACGTTGTAATATTCTGCGCCCGCTATTTTACGAGTATCGAACCAAAAGATAATGCTAACCGTCCCCCTCAGATCGCCAAAGCCAGATAAAGAGTCTCCCCCTTCGTAATCTTGTGAGTCGTGCATGTAGAAAAAGCAAACGTTACCCCGCTTATCGTCCGGCTCTAAGCGCAAATAATCATTTCCCTTAAAATACACTGATGGGGTAACAAATTTCCCCCTCTCGTTTCTCTCTACCAATTTAACCACGTTCCCGAAAGCGAAATTAAGCCATTTAAGCGATTTTGTTAGGCTTACCTGTACATAGGCTATCGTTTTATCGAAAAGTGTAGCATTTGGTCTAATTATAGCTCTATCGTTCATTTAATATCTCCTTTACTCTGTTATATGCTTCGTCCTTCACATAATCGTTAATAAACTCAGCAAGTGAATCATTTGTTAACCCGAAAATTTCAGCACCGTATTTTTTGATAAGCCAATTAGTTTTTTCATCTGAGGCTTTTATGTAAAACCGATCTTCTGCTGTCTCAACATAAAAAGAGTCGTAAAACTCTCCTGTGTCTTTTAGTGTCACCCGGTCGTACGGTTGCCTCTTTTCTATTTTGACCTTTATAGTTAAGGGTTGGTAGGGTTGGTATTCATCTATACGAACGCCCAAACGGTTAACACCCTTTGCGTATAGCTGATCCTGTGCGTTCATGTCAATAAGTATATTATCATTGTCACGCACAATCTTTTTTGCTATTTCTCCGGTGTCGAGTTCCTCACCTACCTTCTTAAACTTATCTATTAGTACGCTTATCATGTTGCTTTAAATCTTATCCCGTTGTTCCGGCAAGAAAGGCATATTCTATCCATCCCTTTTGTATCAATAGAAAGAGCCTCAAAAGCCTTCTTTAGTTCGTATCCGATACCCTGCGCACGTCCCTGTGAGTTTCCGTCAACTTCGTACAATAGCGTTTCACGGTCGATATTCAATTGATTGGCATTTTGCCGAACGTTCGGATTTAATGCAAGCTCCCGCAGCACATAAGAAGCCATTTGCAGAGAAACGGCATGCGTGAAGGCATACTTAGACTGAATGATAAAGTCAGTTATATCACATCCTACCGATAATTGAACGTTCAAACCGTAGCATATTGCAGACGTATACATATTCATTTCTATATTCCACATCTTTACGCCATCCTCCGACTGCGTAGAGTCAACTCTATACGGTGACACTCTGATATACTTTGTTAGCTCTCTCCACGCCTGCACGCTTCCGATATTACAAGTACCGCACGGGTCACGTGAAAAGTCCTTAGAGACGTTTATAGCATACATCCCCAACGGCAATTCTTTTTGATCGTAACACAAGTACCACAAGCCACCGGGTGAGGTTTCCTCAGACATATAAGGGAGTAACACATCGTTACCGACATCAAACCATTGATAAGAACCATTTTTAGTATAATTCAAATCAAACGTCTTAATCGGGTCTACCTGTGAGGTGTGCATAAGGTAAAGTTTTACCTTTCCCGGCTTGTTAAACTGCAAACCTATCTTCTCGATCTTGGCTGTTACTCCCATAGAACGGACTGGCAATATTTCATATCCTACAATACTATCGGTAGGGTCAATCTCGTTATTTATCTTACCCGAACCATCGAAGAAGTTTGTACGCTCTAAAAGCGTCTTTGTTTCCCCTGCAATCAACTTTTCATTGATGAAGCGAGTAACGGTATTGGTGATCGCTCTTTCGTTCAATTCACGCAAATAATCGCTTAGTGGGTTGTACCGTTTCCAGTTATCACCATCGGAAGGCTCTACACCGATATTCTCTGTTATTGCCTCCCATACGTCCGGACGAAGCGTTAACACGTCCTTACCGTAAACTACCTTGTCACCCGGCTTATAAGTGTCGGTATCCCGATACTCCGGATAACGTAAATAGTAATCAAGTGGCATAATAGATTCAATGTTTCTTAGCGTCACAAGCGGGTGAACGTCTTGAAACATAACACCACTATCGGACACCGTTAAACTTTCGTCTATCTTAGCGTCTCTATCGTACGACTGCCGCCATCCTACGAGCGTGGCAAGTTCTTTTTGTATATCCTTTAATCTGTACATGGTTATAAATAAAAAAAGGGAAGGGATTTTGTCCCCTCCCTTTGTTAATACTTAGTTTACTTTCTCGTTACGCTCCGCCAACAGTTTTTGTTGGTACAGGTGCGCTATCAGAGTTCTTCACCTCAACATTCAGATTTGCAGCCTGCGCATTGACTTTAACATCAACTACGCCACCAGTAGCCGAAACCGCTGCACCTTTGACTTTATCCAAATCTACTTTCAAAGCAGATTCAGCAACCGGACTACCTCCGATTTTAGCAAGGTTAACCGATAATTCGCCAGCCTGAGAACCTCCGCCTATCTGATCTGCATTGGTGATAAATACCGGAGTTCCGCCAAACTGAGAATTTTCTTTCGTTACTTCGATCTTCATAATCGGGTTAGCGATCGTTGAAGGATCAGAGTTAAACGCTACAACGAAAGCAATATCCACTGAGAAACCGTAGAAATGTTTAACGTCACAAGTCATATCGGCAGTAGCTGCGCCTGCGATTGCTGACTGATCGCCCACTTCTTCGTAGTAGTGTGTTCCAACTTCTTTACCGAAATAAGGAAGAACAACCTTTCCAAATTCATGCGTGCCCGACTTAGTGTTGTTGTAGGCTGCACGGTCTACACGGGTCAACAAACCAACGTTACCCGAATCAACGGCATACATCTGAGCGAAGTTTTCCGGCTCTAAAGTCATGTTGTTGGTGAAATGGAACACCTTGTTTGCATACTCCAACTGTTTGTTAACGTCATTGTACAAACCGTGTTGTTCCAGTTTACGCAACATTGAGTCTACGCCAGTGTCGCCAATGATATGAAGTTGACCGGAATAGTCGTTTGCACGGAACATCGGGTGCAAGTCGCTGAGGATGTCGTTGCGCTGAGTGAATTTCACTTGCACATCGTTACCCGTTTTTGTGTAATACAGCAAGTTTCCGAATACCTGTGTTTTGTTTGCCTCCAAAGCCGCAATAGCGTCCTTATCAACGGTATCCATGAACTTACGGATGTGCTTTTGTAGCTTTCTGTTCCAGTCCTGTTGGTAATCGATTTCGTTGTTTGAATACATGTTCGGTATCATAGTGAAGCCGAAAGCATAGGTTTTCCACGTTACACCGATCAAACGTGAAGTGTTTTCCGCATCTGCGATAACGCATGTGCGAGCGTTTGACACTGTTACGTTTTTATCGTAATCAATTACGGGAATCTTAATATCACTTCCCATTGAGGCGAACGCTCTACGCTTAGTTTCATCGGAAAGCATTGAGTCCATCGCATTTGTTTGAGACAAAAAGAAGTCATACGCACCCCACTCTGTCATGCGAGACATATTTTTGTCAATGTTAGGGTTCTTTAATCTAAACTCCTGTGTTCTTGTAGCAATTAACGACATAAATCTATTGTTTTAAAGTTTATATTGTGAGAGGTTTACCCCCCTCTTTGGTTATTCTGTTGGCAAATCTGCGATATTGTTTTCAACCCAAATTTTATCAAGCTCCGTTTGATACTCTTCCGACTCGCTTGTATAACCTTTCTTAGCTAAATACTCCTGCGCAACCTTGTTTGCCTCTACTTTGGTTTTGCAGCCGCTTAAATCAAGCAAACTACCGTTACCCTGTCCGCCTCCGGAACTTCCCGCACCGCCTGCCTGTCTACCTTTGTCAAGAACACCGAACTGTTCAAACTGTTGAGACAGAAGTTCTGATGCGGTAAACGGTTTCAGACTGTTTGCAGGGTTGTTGTATGGAACACCGTCTTTCATAAAGATAAGACTTTCAGAACCTTCGTCACCTTGCAAAGTGGGTGAAAATTGAGTTTTAAGCAAGTTAACCGCCTGTTGCTTCACAACGTTTAAAACTGGCTCTGAAATATCTTTCTTAAACTTCATCCCCTGCATTGCGCTTGAAATGTAAGAAGTGACCTTGTAATCGTTCAACTTACCGTTAAACTCCTTTTCTTTCTCTGAAAGTTGGTTGTTCAACTCAGCAAATTTTTGCTTGGTGTCGTTTAGCTCGGCTGTAAGCTGATTGATTTTATCTGTATCCCGGTCACCTCCCTTTTTAGCTCTCTCCGCTTTTAGCTCTTCTTTCAGATCGTTAATCTGCTTTTCAAAAGCTGAGGTATCAGATTTAGAAATCTTTGTTTTGCCAAACTCAATTGCGGTTTTCAAATCGAGATCGGTTACACCCTCAATACCAAAAGCCTCCTTCATTTGAGTAGCAATACTGTTTTCGGTTTCTCTCACCTTTGCCGCAACCGTCTGCGCTTCATCGTTTTTTGAAAGTTCTGAAATAGCGTTAAGAACTTCATCCGATAGCTCCGATAACGCTTTATTCTGTCTAAGCAAATCTACTGTTAACATTACTTTTCTCCTTTCTCTTTTTGTTTCTTCAACTCCGCACGAAGTTTTGCAGCTTCTTCACGTCTAATTTGCTCTCTCAGTTCTTCGTCTGCCTTCATTTTTGCCTCGGCTCTCGCTGCCAGTTGTGCGGCTCGTCTTGCCTCTGAAATTGTAGATTCATATTTAACCGGGTCGAAAACAACTCTCAATGTATAACCCAATCTTGGCAGTCTCGGCAAAATATCAAGTTCAAAAGTCTTTCGCTTGTATTTTTGCAACACCGGGACGCTGATTCTTTGCCCTGTTTTCGGGTTAAACTCTTTCACTTCTTGAATAACGTGATACAATTTAACTTCATCCTGCGGGCAAACGTAATTACTTTCATTCAGTTGATCTAACTGATCAGTTCTGTAAACCATTTGCGTACTTTTTTAAAGTGTTAATAATTATTTCAATTTTCTTTTTATAGTCAAGTGCAGAACCGAACTCAATGATATTCATGTTCTCCCTTTCAAATCTACGCACAAATGTAGGAAGGTTTAATTTAACTCGCAAATCTTCCTCACTTATAACGTTTTCTTTATACAGATTTACCGCTTCTTCTCTCGTTAAGTGTGGATAAGGCTCTATCTCGTTAAGGATTAATAACCTTTGCATCTGTGTAGGATCGTTCCGATACTCCGTTTCGATGATCTGTTGCCTCAGTGCATCAAGTTCCGCCTCGGACGCTCCTGTTTCCTTCATGATCTTATAACGCTCTGAAAGCTCTTCCGGTGTATAGATATAGAACTCAGTACCGTAGTTAATATTGCAAGAAACAAAGCTATCACCATAACGGAGTAAACAGATAGTAGAGTCTACGAATGTTTGCGCTTCCTCGAAGCCTCGTTTGATTCTGTTTAGTTTAGTAGTCAAGGACTCAAAACCCGCTTTAACTTGCTTTTCGTTAATAGCCTCAGACCTATTTAACTCCCCTTCTCCGCCTGTTACCGATCTTACGAGTTCCTCTCTCAGCCTCTTTTCCTCGTTTACGTTATATTCGAGTGACCCAGTGTCAGCGGATAACATAGTTATCGGGTTTTTCAAGTCGGGAACGTTGTGCATTTCATCCGGGATAGGTATCTCAACATAAGAGCCTGCACCCCGCAACCGCTTGCTTGAGCAAATCGGGCACGCCATCGGTTTTCCGTCCGCACCTGTTATCCACTCGTTTTTTTCGTTCTTTAAAAAACCATCATCGCACCGTTCTTTGCCATCGTGTGACTCATAGTGACAATCACGTTCATAACCGGAATAAATCGGATAAGACGCGTATAAATCTAAATGCTTCTTTGCAGTGGAATAATAAAGATACCAGTCGAAAGAGTCGAGTTCGCTCGTTATAGGGCTTATTTTAATGTCGGGTTCACTCAATGATATAGAGTCAGACCAAAAGAAACGAGCCGGACAATAGCCCAAATCGTGCATATTGTCTACCTCTAAAATCAAGTCGTTTTCCCTCGTTTTATCAAATCTTACATAACGTTCTTCATCAATATAGACGATCTTATTTTCGTCCGTTACGTACATGATATAAGCCATCAAATTACAGTCTTTCCCACATGTGCGATAAGAAAGTACGTTTGCTATAGGCAACCAAAAAAAATAAGGCTCTGGTTTTTCTCCTACCTGTACCTCCGGCATATCAACAACCAAAACAGAGTTAATTCTATGCTTGAAATTATCCCAACCGTCCGTACTCCAAACCGAATGTTCTTTTAAAACATCCTTTCGGTAATACTCCCAGTCATCCCGATCCTCAGATGATTTAAACTGATAGTTATAAACCGGATTCCTACCATCGAAAACACGGCTCAGTTTGTCGAATATCTCAGAAGTAACACCATTTGTTTTAACCGGGAAATGGAACATAGATAGGAAAATATCATATTTATCTTTCGCTATCCACGTCTTAACCTTAGAAAGAAAGTCAATTACTGGCTTATTACGATCATCACTCGTTCTCACCCGTGTGTGAAACGCTATTCTTTCTTCGTGTTCCTTTGCTTTCGCTATTTGACTGATCCCCTCCGGATGTCTGTATATCTCCCTTATTTCGTCTAATGATTTTCCCATTTTCATTTAATTTAAATTCTGAGTCCTCCGGTATATGCCACCCTCCATTATTAACCATTCCCAAAAGTCTCTCAGCGTGTTCAATATCGAATAAACGAGTTTCCCCCAGTTCTTCACAACTGAGGGAAATATACGTTTTTTTAGCTATCATCCGCCTACACCCGTAGAAGGCACTAACTGAGTCAGAGGGTTAAACTCAGGTTTCACGATAGTGAAGTTGTCCGACCAATTAGGCATGAAGTTCCACGTAATAGCATTGCTATCCGGAGCTTCTAAACCTCCGATAGTCTTATCACCGATAAACAGCGACCAAACAGGGAAACCGTGCAAATTCTCACCCGTCTTATCACAAGCGATTTGACCGTTTCCATTGATAAGGAACACACCGATCTGCCCTGCTTCACACATTAACGCTTTCATCGCCTTAATAATGGTTTGCGGCAACTTCTTGAACGAAGCTGTAAACGGTGTCGACTCCGACCCTAAAATTTCTACAATACCTCCGGGAGTTGCGTTTCCGCCTCCATAAGTAAGGGCAGCGCCCGCCTCTACTGTCGGCTCGTAAATATAAGGCGTAACTACTACTTTAGTACCGTCTTTCGCTGACAGTAAAGGAGTCCATGTAGCCAACTTTACGATACTTTCGGCAGTCATAGTATTTGCAGTTCCTGCCGTTTTTTCGAGTCTCTGAAAAGCAAGTTTTTGAACTTGCCCGAAATTGTCGGGACAGCTAAATGCGGGAATATCCGGAAGTGCTGCTCCTAAAGGACAATCACAATACAACATAATTATAAAAATTTAGTTAAACAATTGATTTTACTTTGCAAATATACCGTATAAACTTGAAAGTCTGATACATTTTCCTACTTTATCAGTTTATAACCCTTATTCCTCTTTTTTTTTGATATATAGTTGGAATAACTTCTTTCTCGACTATACCAGTTAAAACATCTGCCGCATCATCGTGCTTATTCGCTGAAAATTCACGAAGGTAATTTGTTATATGTTCGTGGAATTTCGGGAAACGTGACTCCCACCCATACGGCATAACAATAGACTGAGTAACGTTTGCAGCGTTCGACAATATACGAGCCTCTTTATTTAATCTTTGGCAGAACCAATTTATTTCAGCCTTAGTTCTTGGACTGATGTTAACAGCGAAGGATCGCCCCCCGTTATTACTCTCTATGTATGCGTAATCTGTACCATTAATATTCAACATATTAGGAACACTAACCTGCGTTTCTTCGATCGGTGCGGTAGTATAAACAATATCCGTCACAAGGCAGAAAATAAGATGCTTATACCTCCTTTCCTTTTCATTCCAAACCGCTTCTTTTGACTGGTATTTATCATAGCAAATTGAACAAAGGTAGTCGCTACCAGTATCCGCACAGTCTGTATAGTTACCCCTTCCGACCAACACACCAAAATCGTTTTTATCGGTATACGTTTTAAAGTTACCGTATAGAGTCCCCTCAGCACTACCCGGGTTTCCTTGATTCAAACATTCAAATTCATTTCTATCAAGTTCTCTTTGTGCGTTCAATTTCTTAGCGCTATGTTTTTCTTCCCAAAGTGCTTCACCCGGCAAACGTGGATCAATTTCTGTTGGTTCTCCTACCTTTAAAGCTGGAAAGTTTACTTTAACCCACGCACCTTCCGGTATACTATCCAAATCTTCCCACTTTTCAACATTGATAACATTCTCTTTATCTTCGATCCTGCCTATTAAATCGTCCTTGTGCCATCTCGTAAATACAATAAGCTGTTGACTGTTGTTGTGTAGACGGGTGGTTACAACAGTAGTGTACCATTTCCAAGCAGCTTCCCGGATAATCGGAGAATTTGCCTCCATATGGTCCTTGTATAAGTCGTCCAAAATGGCTATATCAACAGATTTACCAGTCAAACTACCATTACGACCAACGGGTATAATATACCCACCCTTTCCGATTGTTTCAGTCATTTTTGAATTTCTCGCAAACGCTTGATACCTTGTTTTTTTTTCCTCTCCCATTATCCGGGTGTCGGGGAATAGGCTTTTATACTCCGGTGTATCCATAATTCTTTGTACATCCTTATTAAACCCCTCTGCGAGAGATGCGGCATAAGAACCGATCAATATCTTTAAAGACGGGTTAAGCCCCAAAAGGAAAGAAGGTAGCTTTCTACTACTACCCTCTGATTTTCCAGTTTGAGGCGGAACGGTAACAATCAATTTTTTGATCTTACCATGTGCAAACCTATCGAGAATCTCGTAGTAAGTTTTGTGAAACTGACTCAGAACTATTTTATCATCTATGAATTTCGCATAGTTCTTAAACTTCTTCCTCGCAACATACTTCACAATCTCAACTGGTGGTATTTCATTTACTTTTTTCACTTTTTACCCTCCGTATTTTGCAAAGAATCTGCCAATTGTTCTAAAACGTCCTCCGGTACATCCGAAAAATCGTATTTGGGTTTTTCCTTTTCTTTATCTCCCACCAAGTTTATACATAACGGTGAGTCATACCCCAACAACCTTGCTTTTCTTTGCTGCACGTTGAGAACTACATTCAAAAAAGAAGGATCACCCGTTGTTGTTTCCTTTTGCACCTCCTTAGCCTTCCCTAAAATATACTTTGTCTTACATTTGGGACGCTTAGACTTTTCCCACTCTTCCCACGCTTCACGAGCTACATTATCCAAAGATTGGAGTTCCTGCGTAATATACTGATCTATATTATCGAACTGTTCTCTTTTCCACTGAGTTAAGCAAAACTGAATATCATTATATACTGTTTGATAAGTCACGGTATACGGCACTTCGTCCGACTTATTTCGCTCGTTAATCGCTTCCGCTATTCTTCTATAAGAATAACCTTTCAAAAACAAATCAGAGGCAAAGGAACGATCTCTTTCAGTCTGTTCGTCCGTCCGGCTGTGCCTTCCCTGCCCTCTTTTCATTGAACCTATTTTTTTATCCATTTTAAGACGTATTTTAAAGTTATAATTTCAATTCGGTATATTGTACTACAAATTACATGATCTTTCAATATGCGCAAAAATAACACTATTATAGATAATATAAAAATAAAGTCACGCTGCTATATTTGCAACGTGACCTATCATTATTTGTTTTGTTAGTATTTCGGTTGGAAAGTATACTCAAATTTTTGTTTTGAGTACAATTCATATTTTCCATCTTCATTTAGTACAATGTAGTACCCGGGTCTAACAGATACTTTTTGTCCGTTTTCCGACTTAAAATAAACGAAAAATTTATCACTTCCAAGAAATTGTAGACCCATTTTTAAAAGCCTACATAAACTTACAGCTTTCAAATCAAAATTTTCGATATATTCGGCTTTAACCTCTCTTAGCTTTGCAACATACAAGTTTGCTTTTTCTCCCGATATTTTGTTTACGCTGATTGACGCGGTTTTTAACGCATTTCTGATAAAAGTAGTATCAAGTTCAATCGTATTTTGTTTCTCGATAAGCTCATCCAGTTTTCTATATTCTTCCTCACTCAACAGAATATCACCTACTAAGAATTTACCATATTTGTATTTTAGAATCAATTTGATATACTGAATAGCCTTTAGCAAATCTTCTTCTTTGTTCTTCTTATCGTGCCTAAACACATATTTCATTGCGTTCCCCTCCAAGAAACCAACTTTATTACTTTCTAAAAACTCAGAAAGTTGCATGCCGGATGCCTTGTAATGGCATCCCCCAACTTGGTAACCTTCCGGATCACCATAATAAACGCTTCTTCTTGCTAAATCAATAATTTTTTCTTCCATAATGAATTAATATTGTTTCCCATGTTTTTGACCTCTCAACTCGTTATATCTTATCTTTGCCTCTATTGCTTTAGATAGGTCTATGTTATAAAGCTTTGCGGCTGCAATGGTTATTGCCATCATGTTAGTATACTCGATAATGCACGATTTGCCAAATACAGATTTCGGTACAAATTGAATGGCATAATAAACAATTGATGAAATAGATTTTTCAAAATACAATAACCTATTGAAATGATCGCTAACCATACTTTGGAAAACAAAAATTTCGGAAGGGCACGCAATTTTATCAATATAATGTCCTATTGCGTCCATACACCGGATAAACACGTCTGCGAGTTCATCGCTAACTGTATCCTTTACCCATTTCTTAAAATACAACTCAAAGCCTATCTCTGATAGCTCATTCAGAGCAATGTCATATACATCGTTTTCTATAACTTTGCCTTTTCTTTCCGCCTCCATAGCTTCGCAGAACTCAGACACTATCAACGCCCATTTTTTACACTCAAAAACCTCTGAGTCATAAAAACCTTTTGCCTTCATTCTTTCATGTTGTTCTGTACACTCTTTAGTTAAACAGATACTTTTTTGATTAAAATCAATCATAATATTTAATTTATAATTAGTTATTAAAATGGTAAATATCTAAATTTTTCACACGCTTTACAGTGATATTCCTTGTATTCTCCTGTTTCAACACATTTATATTTTCCCTTTTTACATTCGATTTTAAGGTAGCAGCAAGCACCGCAATAATAATTCTTATCGCCAATCAAAGTAAGTTCGATTTTCGAGATGTTCTCAACAATACTGGAAACCTCCTTTTTAAGCGTCTTTACCTCTTTTTCTTTCTCAGATATTTCCGAAAGTTTATCATCTAACATCTCGCGGCTAAATTTCAACCCAGTTAATAAAGAATCACCATATTCCATACTTAGACCTCCTTTGTATTTCTTCGTTGTATATATCAAGTTTCTTTCTCTCAAATTTTATTCGGTCCCCAATTTTCCGCAACTTCTTTCTTACTAATCTGAAATCGTCCTCCATTGCCTTTATATTATCAGTCGATTTTCTGATAGTTTCCGAAATAACTTCGTTACTCACCGATCTTGCTTTCTCTACTTCTTCATTCATGGTTTATGTCTTTTAGCCCTACTATCCATTCATTAAGAGGATATGGAATATTATATTTCTTCATCATCTCTTTAGCACTATTCCAGTTTTCTAAAGATGGATCAAAACCCTTCAACTTATCAACTATCCTATCATGCGCAGTTTTAGGAGTTTCTCCCTTTTCAACATCCAAAGACATTACACGAAAACCTGTACTTGATTCAGTAACCGATATTTTATTGTCATTCTCCCAATAAGTAAAATACTGATACGAACCGCACTGATACATAAAACCTGTTCTTATTCCAACAGCTCCGGCAAATGTATCGTTTCCTCTATTTTTGCACATCGCTATTTTGTATTGACCGGACAATCTTCTTTTTTCCATAACTATAAGTTTAAAGCGGTATTTCTACCGCTATTATTATTTAAATTCTACTACGAAATTGATACAATATTCGTTTGCTTCTATCTTATAAGGAACTTTGTGATTATCGCACGCTTTCATAAGTGCATTGGTTAAAACCGTATTCTCCCTTCCATATCCGCAAGAAAATCTATCGTTTGAACATTGAGCATATCTGGACCCACTCCCACCAAGTAATTTATACATTGCATACATTCTCTCACAAAATTGTTTTGATGTCATTGTTGATGTCATTGTTACCATAATATTTATTTTTAAATGTTAGTACTTTGTTTCCTTTTGACACTGCAAATATAAGGGCTTAATTTGATATTACAAGCGAAACTTTGAGTTTTAACACGTATTTAACAAAAAAGGGGATGCAATATACATCCCCAATTTATAAACTACATTAAAACGGCAAATCATCATTTTGCGTAAACATCTGCTGAGGCGGTTGCTGTTGACCGCTATAACCTCCGGTTGTCGACTGTTGGTTTCCGTTGCCTCCGGCTTGTGGCTGGTTTCCATCACCTGCTTTTCTTCCCATCTGCATAGACCTTACAACGATCTCAGAAATAGTTCTTTCAACGTTATTAGAGTCTGTATATTTACGATAGTGTAAACTACCCTCTACGTATAACTCCATTCCTTTGGTAACATACTGCCCGCAAATCTCAGCCAATTTACCTTTGAATGTTACATTGTGAAAGTCTGTTTTTTCCGGAACTTCGATCCCGTTACTCGTTTTATATGCCCTTTCGTTTGTTGCAATAGAAAGGTTACACACTTTTCCTCCGTTATCGAAGGTTTTAACTTGTGGATCAGCACAAACACGCCCGATCAATTCGATTTTGTTTAAGTTCATTACGATAATAAATTTGCTAATGTTGATAATATGTAAATTCCAATAAAGACGATAACCATAAGTCCGGCTATTGAATCAATCTTGCTACCTTCGCTTAGTGCCTTATTGACATCTTCAATTGATCCTTTAACCATATACGGTTTATCTGCACCTATTACGTTAATATACGAAAAATCATCTGTATATCGAACTATTGATTCAATCGATTTAGGGTTAATCATAATTTCCTTTCCCGATATAAGTTCAAATTTTACTAATTTCATTTCTTTTGTAGTTTTAAACTGTCCCTTTTAAGGACTTTTATTTTTTCTAAATTACTTTGATATATCCGCATCCCCTTGCGGGTATTAGCGTGTTCCCAACGATTGTGGCAGTTGAAACAAAGTATGTTTATATTACGAGGATCATGCGCAATCATTGGGTTCGATCCCCTCGTTATAATATGGCTAATATAAACGGCTGAGTATCCAGTCAACGGCTTTAAACATTCTTCACAATAGTGAGTCTTAATATCCCACATATACCGGAAGAAACGTTCATTTTCCCTCTGTCCGTGACCCTCCCCGAACATCCGTTTTAAATATTCATACCTTGTTTTAGGTTCAATATCGAAATTATTATTAAATAGCAAGGGGTTATACCCCATGCTTAAACAATAATCTATTTCCTCAAACGTATCAATCGTGTACATCTTCTTCGATCAACTCCGGCTGCTCTGCTTCTTCATCATCAAAAAACGTATCGTCACCTTCTAAATCATCATCGGGCGTCAAACTATCGTCCGGTTCTGCCGTTGCTATCTCACCGAATAGCTCCAATTGTGCACGCTTATTCTCAAAAAGATACTTGAAAATTTCATCTTTCAGTGCTTCAAAATCTTCTTGTAGTGCTATTTCAAATTTCAACCCTTCACCGTCCAACATAATTTTGCTCGTTTGCATTTTCAACCGGGATAAATCTACGCCTGCGAAAATATATTTGAAAACGATTGTATTCTTTTCGGGATCGTAAACTATCTCGCTAATGGCGACACGGGTAGCAAGCGTTTCAAAATATTCATCGAATTGTCTACTTAACTCATTGTCTTGTTTTGCCAAATCAGACAAATAGGTGATGTTCCTAAAATTCATTATTCCCATCAATTCAACTATGTATGAACGAAGCTCATTTGCCGCAATTCCTAAATCTCTATGCGGATATTCGGGGCATTTTACCTTGTGAAACGTCTTTGTTTCTTCACCATCAACCAAACGGCAATCATTGTAATCAACCTCTAAACCGTTATTCAAGAACTTAACTCTCTTTAATTCAAAATTGTCTTTTAACATGATACTTTATTTTTTAATGTAAAACTCACAGACCCGCCCAATGTTCGGGCAACTGCATAACTTTTTATCTCTCTTTTTGCAATAGCAAATCAAATTATGGTGATCTGAACTGAACCTACATTCCGTGCAATGAACAAAAACAAGACTCTTAATCTTCTTTGCCATCAATATACTTTTGCAGTCGTTCGTCTATAAGCCGGACAAACTCTACGGCTGTCATATCTTTCACATCTAATTCGCCTTGAAAACGTTCATGCGCTTTCATAATTAAAACCTTCGTGCGACCTATCAATTCGGGTAAACCGTGATTTTTGTAGGCGTAAAGCTGATGGATAATGCAATTTCTGCGAAGTGATACATAACGGGTAATATCCCTATCTATAATTCTCTCCGGTGATATACTTAATGCCTCGCACATTAAATTGAACTTTTCTTCCAAAGTCATTTCTTCATTTTCTTTCATCTTACAAATCTATTTGGTTCTTCAATATAAATACTAAGTTCTTCTGCTGCAAACTGCTTTAAAAAGTCTATGTATTCGACAAATTCGCTATTGCTTAAATCGGTAACTTTAACTGGGTCATTTCTATACTCACCAGTTTCAACGTCTACAACTTCACCCATCGTAATGGGACAAATACTACGCATATAAGCTTCTGTCTCTTCTTCGCTCCACCTATACCCGTTTTTATACATCCCTTTCTGAAATTGGGGAACTACGTATTTAAAGTAGTATCCTCGCAAAGATGAAGAATCAGACCGTTTCAATACTGTAAACTCAGCAATAATATTTTCCCCTGCGTTGTTCTTCATGAACTCGTTAAGCTCTCCCATGTAGATGGATAACTTACCTTCCTTAGTTACCTTCCCGGGTATAGTTATTTTCTTTTGCTTCATCTTCGATCACTTTTGTAAACCAACTGATAAATACCTTTCCGCATACATCCGAAATAAAGTGCCTCAGACTTGCGGGCAACTCACTTTTTCTGTCAAGTATCAGTTTAAATTCTGATACAAGTTGGTCTGCATCCATTTTCCCAACTCTGTCTATCGCTATTCTTTTAGGGATGCCTCCGTGATGCAATATTTGGAACGATGCTTTTTCCCGTTGCTCTTTTAAGCGCTCCCAATAAATAGAAAGCTCTTTTCTATACTCCGGTCTATCCAAAACCGCACCTACCGACTGTTCACTTAATTTCTTGTTAATTTCCTGCATAATTAATTGATTTTATTGTTACTACTGTTTTTATTTCTACGATGCAAATTAAAGCAAAACTTTAAATTCACGCAAATAAAAACGGGTAAATCTTTCCGAAATACCCGTTATTTAACTTTTGTTAAAAAATAGATAGTTGCTTATCTTCGATAGCCGACAGAATTTCATCTACTTTCTTTTCCGCCTTTTCTTTCCTCTCTCTGTATCTCTCCCCGAATCGCTCAAATCGCTTCTGTGCGCTTCTCAATTCTTTCACCGATTCAATTAGATCGTTTTTTAGATCGTTTTCTTTTGAATTCATATCTTTCTACGAATTTAATACTATCGTCCAACAGAGGGGAAGAAAATACTATTTCTGTGCTGTTTTCATTCTGCATGTTACTTGAAAACCAATCGACATCACAAATCATCTTCATTTGTGCGAAGCGCAAAATACATATAGCGTCACTATTCCATAATTTCACGTTTGCGAGTGGGAATTGCTTCATCGCATAATTCAGATACTTTTCTTTTCTATCCTTCTTTTCCTCTTTCTCTCCTTTCTCCCTCAGATTTAAACCACTTTGCCACGAAATAGGCGCACACAGAAATAAAGGAATATCAAGAACGAGCGCACAACATACAAGGTAGTTGTAGTTCTCCAACATAGTTGCTATTCTAAATTCTTTCCCGCCTCCGGAGTCACCCCCACGAACCGAAAGACGCTCAATGAATATTGCAGGACTACCGGAACGCTTCACTTTTTGAAACACGTTAAAAATACCCTTTGCCGTGCGTGGCATAGGAATAGTAACAAGATCATTACCCGGCTTATATACCACTATCCCACCAGCTGACACACCGGGATCAATTGCGCAAATAATATCTATTCCCATAGTAACAAGAACCCTTTCATTAAAGATTTTGCCTGTTTTCGAGAAACACACAAATAGTTAATAGACGCATATTTGCAATACAGAGTATAACATCTCTTTCCCTCCTTTTTTCTCCTTTCGTATGTTAACGAGTCAGAGACATAAACGAATTTATCGGAAGGCTTTGTACGCCTTATCCGATAACCGCTCTTTTTTACTTTTCTTCTATTCATAACTTTTGGTTTTATTGAATGTAGTAATATAACTTCCAAATATTATCTTCTGATCTATCACCTTCATTTGAGAAAGCTAACATTTCATCCCAATACTGGAATAACTTTCTTTTCTTGGCTATCAGTACCGCACGAAAATAAACTGCTTCGTGGTCTATCCCAAATCTCGAAATACACTCTTTTTCGAAAATTTGCGCAAAGCTATTTACGGGTCTACCTTGAAATTGAAACAAAGCTTCTTTCTTGTCCGCCAACGTCGGTACTACCGACATATCATACCCCAATCTTTCCATGTATGCAAATGTAGACTCGTTTATTATCCTGTCACGCTCTATTCGGAAACGACCCGAATATTTATACTTCAAAAGGGCGAGAATAAAATTGTATGCCTGCAAATTCAAAAACATCTTTTCCTGTTCGGGTGTCGGTTTTGGCTTTTCGTCAGGCATAATCTTAGAAACTCGTTCCATCGTTTCAACCTTCCTTTTCTTGTATGCCTTTAGGACTTTTGAAATGTAATCAATAGAAAGAGAGCCATAGTGATTTTTATCCGGGTTTCCGTATCTATCCTTTGGCAAAAACGGATCAAGTTCACCCACAGCAAGCAATCTCCACGCCAAACGAATTTCATTGAAAGATAGATCATCGAAATACATATCTATCACATCGCATACAGCATAAAATATACTACTTACATCCTTGGCATCCGGTATTTTTAAACCAGTCTCTAAACATATACCGTTAACTACCTTAGAAAAATGCCCCAATCTTTTCTCTCGATCAACACATTCCGAAACGAGAAGGAGCGTTGATTCACGGAAAATCATCTGATCTACTTTTAAGAGTTCTCTAAAATTGCCACTTTCGTAAAATTTGCGATTCCTCTCTATAAACGAGCCGCAACCTTCATATTTTGCTAATTTTCCGCCCGAATTTTCGATTTTCTCTAAATACATGATACTTTTATTGTCTTAGTGATTAAAATTGAAATTTAAGCCTTAAAATGCTATGTAAAGTCTTCCGTTAAATAAGACTGATACATCCTGCGTTGTTCGTCACTCTGAAAATACGATTTAGTATTGTTAGCAGACTGAGTATTTCCGGAAACTCCTGTCTTTTCCCGTAACCATTGCATATACTGTTTTGGCGTTGATTCGTATACCAGTGAAGCCCATCCCTTAGATATGCTCTGATTTATCAATAGCATAGCAAAACCTTCTTCAAATTGCGCAATCTCGTTTAGGTTTGCTTGCATAGCTGTTAGAGTCTTAGTCTTTACCCGCCACTTTGGTTGAGTCATTAGCACATAAAAGGCTTTTTTAAATTCCTCCGACTCGAACGGGAATGTTAGCCGATCGAAAAAACTATCTGTTCGCTCTATCACTTTCTTAGTCACATCTAAGGCTTTTGCAGTAAAGCCGAATATCTCTGAGGCTAAAGGTTTCTTTTCAACCGGGAACAAAACAGATTCTTCGTGCGTGGCTATACTATAATCTCCGGTATGAGATTTAGTATAACTATCTGTATATATACTATCTGGTATTGTTTGTTCATTTCTGCAACTTGCATTGTTCATTTCTGCAACTTGCATTTTGCAATTTTGCAAAATCGGCTCAGAATAGCCTATAAGCGTATAACCGCACTCAAAAAGGAACTTTATACACTTATCTGTTAATGCGTACCACGTTGTTCTATCTATACCAGATTTATTAAAATTCCCCTTCAACAAATAACCTTCTTCCTCTAACTTTCCTATTACTCTGTATATCTTAGATTGGCTCATGTACGGGAATAGTTTAGATAACGCTTCCCTTGTGTTATAAGTCCAATATCTACCCTCAAAATAATTATGGTTATCGGCTATATTCTTGTTTATCCAAAAAGCGAAGTTATGCAACACGCATGCCGCTTCAACTCCTAACTTTGTTGCTACTTTATCGTCAAAACAATGCGTCATTTCATTCCCCTCCCTAAAAACTTATTAATGAAGTATATCTGTCCTTTCGGTGTCACTTTGGTAACGGTATAAACCTTACTTTCCCCGTCACAAATAACGCTTGTTTTCTTCAAATGAAATAAGCCCATATTCATGTATGTTTGCGTAGGTTGATTATACGACTCACCCGAACTGCAAAGGTATCCGGCTTTCCTCAATCGCTCGTATAGCTGCTTTTCCCCGATCTGATAACCGTTTTGGGTGATAAGTTTTGCAAGTTCACGCACTAAAATAGATTTGTTAGATGCGGATACCGCTTCACTGAATAAAACCTTCGGCTTATCAGCTTCGATCTTTGCGTTTTTTTCTTCGATCTGCTTTTGCTGATTCTCTATAACTTCTTGCTGTTCGGCAGCAAGCAATAATGCTTCACGGAACGATTTAGGCACGTTAAAACCTCCGTTCTTAATAGTTTCCTCCATTTTATTAAAGGCTTTTATATATTCCTCTTTAAACATACCAGCCTTAACACCAGTATACCCCATAACAAGAAAGCTAAAACCGTCTTTAGTCATTACATACATTGGCAACTCCTTGTTTTGCAGACTAATATAAGAGGAAACGCCAAAATTGGCGGCTCTAAATTCGTCTGAACATGAAAGGTTTTGAATATCTCTAATAACTTTATTATGTTCCTTTCCGAACTTTTCAGCTACCAATAAACTGTTAGTTAAAACTTGATTTGATTCTCCTTTAAAAACTAATTCTTTCATTTTCTAAAATTTTAATGATTAATACTATTTGCTATTCAAAAATGAACTTATCCTTTCTTTGTACTCAGCATACTTTTTTAGTTCTTCATCAGTTAACTCAATGAAACATGCACCATCAATTTGAATATACTCTAATTTACCCCTCTTAATAAGTTTCCATATCCAAGGTACTGTAACTCCCTTTAAATCGGCATAACTCTTAATCTTAACTAAGTTTTCTACTTTCATATACATATTGTTTTAAATTTGACTCTGCAAATATAGCGTTTATGATTATATACCGCAAGGGGAAAACGCATATATTTTATAATTTAACATTCGTTTGTTTGTAAACGTCTGATAATTAGATATAACTAAAAGAACGATAGGAGTGTGTCCAAAATTGGTGATACCCATATTTGAGGTATGCCTATTTTTCGGCACACCACAAAAAACACCCACACAACTAAAAAAAACGTTGGTGGGTGTATTATAGATTACTCTAAATGTTGGGACACATTAACAAGTTAATCTATTCTTCATAATCTAAATCGTTTTCAATTACGTAATTATCCTTTGCCTGTTCACAATAACATCCTTCGCATAAATCATAAAGCCCTTTAGATATTTCGCCTCTAACATACGGACAATAATCACAAAGATCACCATTTTCTAAGAGGGTATTTAATTCTGATTCTTTAATTTTATTCATTTCTTATTCAGTATTACAACGCTTTTAATTGAATTGATTCTTTAACATTTGATGTTTTAACGAACTGATCGTATATTTCGGGGTATTGCTCTTTCAACGCTTTAGAATCAAGTGATTCACGGCTATACGCTTTCTTTCTTGTGACTGAAATAAGCTCCCCTTTTATATTGTCGGCTTTCGCCTCAGACATCAGACCTAACAACTGCTCTTTGAACTTTCCTAAATGTTCGTCTATCTTCTTTTGCATTTCAAGAAGTTCGTAAACGCCTTCTTCGATATGTGCAACCTTAGCAGGCAACGACTCCAATTTAGCTACATAACTGTCTTTGCTTGCATTGTCTGCGTATCGAACGTTATTCTTACAGCAATTAAGGAACAATTCTATTTCGCTATCCGGTATGCGTTCAACGGAGAAAATGCCGTCCTTATCCTTGTCACCTCTCAGCCAAATTGCGATAAGTCCCTCTACTTTCAAGTTTGGGTTTTGTCTCTCGAAAAGGTAGGCGTATATTGATAGCTGCCAAGACAAATAAAGCAAATCAAGTTTATAGGTGGTTTTAATGTCGCCTAATACGACTGAATTTTCAGAGCTACCTAAATACACTTTATCGGTCGGTGAGGCGATAAACTCGTTATCAGTTAGAATATACTCAGATGCGATATGAATTAAACCGCTTTCGGCTTTTAAATCCAAATAGTTCTCTCCGTAAACCGTTTCCGGCTCAATACCTTCTTTGTCGATTCTCTCTACTTCATCGTGAACCGCTTTCCCTCTCTCAGTTGCCGATCTCAAAATATTATCCGGTATATTATCAAGTTTGCCGGGAAATAATTGATCGTTGATAAAGCCTGTTATTCCTCTCAGCTTTCTAAAATCGCTTGAAAAATATTCATGTGTTTCGCTGATATACGTTACATCAGCATTAACCAATTTGGGGAGTAATGTTAGTTCTTTCATATTGCTTTTATTTTATTGGGGGAACGCATCCCCCACGTTATTTATACTTTCTTTGCTTCCGCTTCCGCCTTTTCAAGTTCCGCCTTGCGGACGACTAAAGCGTTCATGAACTCACTGTTTTGATGGAAATTAGCGTTATTCTTGTGAATATCGCCCAAATGTTTATAAGTTGTTGCTTTTTTTATTTCTTCAAGAAGCACACCCAAATAATTTGAGTTGCTTCCAGTATTACTTTGGTTGGTAGCTTGTTTTGAGGCTGTCTTTTGCCGTTTTTCTTTCGCTTCCGGCTCTCCGTTCGTAGAATCAGTATCTACGCTATCATCTATCGCAAAAAGTCCACATAAGGCGTATTTTCGTGCATAACTGGATGTCGCCCCGGTTAGCTGTGCCGAGTCCATCCCCTTTTTGCTGTCTTCTTCACGTGCAAAAGCCGAACACGTTTCAATAGACCCGGTTTCAGTTTCAACAATCTTTGCGGTTGCCTTCACGTAAAAACGCCCTTCGATAAATTCGATAGAGTCAGTCACCATAACATAACATCCGTATTTTTCGCACACTCTTTTCGCTTCTTGCAAAATATCCTCGCACGAACGATAATTGTATTTTCCAAACTGGTTATATCTCGACTTTTGAACATTCATTTCGTTTTGAATGTTGGGTAAATTTTTAATCATAACTTTTATTTTTTAGGGTTAATATTAAACAAGAAATTCGCATCGACTCCGGTAGCCTCGCATATCTCTTTCACCCACTCTATTTTTATAGTTTGGGTTTTGTGGTTACACAAGGCAGACATGTTTACCGCCTGCGTTCTTTGCTTTGAGTCCTTCCACAACAACGCTGCAATATCCTTTTTCGTAATCTTTTTGCCGTTCATACGTGCGCTTATAATCGCATCATTTACACGGATCATTGTGTTTTCAATATTCATAAAATAACTTCCTTTCCACATGATAAACATTGATATACATTTTCTTCCTCTCTGTCAGGCTCACAATCACGGTCGCAATACTGTTTGCTAAATTTGGGGTAAGATTCAATCAATCTTAGTGTACCCCCGCAATTCGGACAATCTCCCGCACCTATGCAAGTTAATTGGCAAATAACTTTGCTTAATGCAAGCGTTCCGCAAATATCAACTGATATATGTTTGGCGATTGAAATATCAATATCAGATATTTTACATCCGAATAATGAATCTTCTTCGTCTTCATCAATATACTTATTAAGCGACAAAGCAAGTTTTTTATAGGAGAATGGAATATCTTTATTCTTGCAAACCTGCACAAGCAATTTGTAAATTCGATCTTTTTTAATCTGCATATTATTCGTTTTTAATGTTGCTACTTCTTTTTTGATGTTGCAAAGTTAAGGATAAACTTTAAATACACAAAGAAATTCTTTAATTTTATTGTTAATGAAATGTAAAACGAATTGTTTTAACCATTGGATAGTATCAAAAGCCTACCTTTGCATCACTTTCATACTTGTTACTACATATTGTTAGATTTGTTTCATAGAGCAACGATAGTTTCGGTATGTGATATATAGAAACTAAAAAGGGATGGCAAAGCGTTGCACATCCCTTTTAAATTATAATCCCGCTAATTTATGATTTATAGCGTTCAATATACAATCTCTCAAATACCAATGAACGGTTTTCTTTAGCAAGTTATTCAGATAATATACAGATTCCATGTGAAGGTATCTTTCAAAATCTACCAATTTATTATAG